CGGAAATAAGCAGAACCATCTGCACCGAGCCCCCAGTTAATATGATGTTTCAATTGGGAATAGGCTCTTTGATTGAGTCAGGCTTGAAGGAGGTCTGTGGTATTGATCTCCAAATCCAACCTGAATACAATCGAAGGCTTGCTCGGTACGGGTCTATCACCGGTAAGGTTGCAACTATTGACCTTAAGTCGGCGAGCGACCTGAATTCAATCAAATGGGTAAAGAGCATGTTGCCCAGGCAGGCTTACGCCTGGTTGGACATGTGCCGCTCCCCTGTCACCAAACTTCCATGCGGTGACACGATTGAATTGCATATGGTGTCTTCGATGGGAAATGGTTTCACCTTTCCATTGCAGACATTGCTTTTCTATAGCTTGGTCTACGGTGCTTATAGGGCCCTTGGGATTAAACCCATCAGGTCTTCAAAGCATAACTTGGGCAACATCGCCGTTTTCGGCGACGACATAATCTGCGTAAAAGAGGCTTATGACCTCGTATGCAGGCTTTTGTCGTTATGTGGCCACATAGTGAACGTAGATAAGTCGTTTAATGACGGCTTTTTCCGTGAGTCGTGCGGCCGTGACTTCTTACGCGGCCGAGACGTCAGAGGCGTTTATATTAAACACCTCCGCGACGTGTGCGACAGGTACTCTGCCATCAACAGACTCAATGTCTGGACAGCGAAGCATTGCATCTATTTGCCGCAGACTGTCGGCTACTTATTGAAAGGGGAAAGGCTTATGCCAATCCCTCTCGATGAGGCCGAGCATTCTGGGGTAAAGGTGTTTGCTTCGCATATCAGCAAGGTTAAACGCGACCGAGAGACTGGCGGCATAAAATACCGCTACCTCTTCCTTCGTGTTAAAACGGTTGATTTGTCTGATATTTGGGAACGGCCTCCTTATTCAAAAAGGGGGAAGCCTCACCTTCGGGGGTTCTTTGCGAACTACCCGGCGGTGATGCTATCCGCGTTGGCAGGTACACTTTGGGCTGGCAAGGTTGTCGCTAAGAATTTCCGACGATCTACCAGAGTTAAGGTGGCGTCCAGTTCGAGTTGGAACTGGATACCGCCTGGTCATGGCCTAAGCCATGATTCCGGTCAAAAGTGGAAGCTTGCGATCGAGTTGAATCTCAATTTACAGTAGATTCAACACCTTGGGCGTAACCTTCGCCCTCCCGGGATACAAATTAAGAAGCCCTTGCATCCCGG